GAGGAGTTTTAAAAGGTCACCATGCCTATCAAGAAAGTCTCTTATTCCCGTCGTCTGCATGGTGTACGCAACGGCTATCGAAGTGGATTGGAAGAGGAAATTGCCGATCTGCTTGATAGCTATGGCGTACCCTATGAATATGAATCATTCAAAATCAAGTACGTCCAGCCCGAACAAGGTCGAACCTACACGCCAGACTTCATTCTTCACAACGGAATCATTATCGAGACCAAGGGGATTTTCAGTTCTGAAGACCGTAAGAAGCATCTACTGATTCAGAAACAATTACCCCATCTTGATATCCGTTTTGTGTTCTCCAATGCGAATGCTCGTATCTACAAAGGATCGACGACTCGCAACCGGGATTGGTGTGACCAGCACGGGTTTCAATGGGCGCATCGTACTATTCCGAAAGCGTGGCTCAGAGAGAAACGCAACGAAGAAAGGATATACAAGCCATGACCAAGCTGCATAAGTTCAATTTCAATAACCTAACTCAGGAGGAAAAAGTTCTCAACTATCTGATGGACGGTAACGAAATCACCAATGACAAAGCCATGAGCCTGTTCCAGATCCGGCGTCTGTCTGCCGTCATTTATGCTCTCAAGAGGCAAGGCCTGGACATCCGCAAGGAGTGGCGCAAGAGCTACACCCAGGCACGATATTCAGTCTACTACATGCCTTGCCGATAATGAGTGATTCAGAGCTGCTTTATAAGGGACCGTGTGAAGACTGTGGCTCAAGCGATGCGTGTGGTCATTACTCCGATGGCCACACGTTTTGCTTTTCTTGTGAGACCTATCACCAAGGGGAGGAAGATGAAACATTAGAGTCACCAACACCCAGGAGGAAGTTTATGGAGGGAACAACAAATTTCATCGAGGGAACCATCAAGCCAATCAAGTCTCGATCCCTGAGGGCTGAGGTCTGCAAGAAGTACGACTACCGAGTCTTAAAGATTGGTGGAAAAGTTGTTCATGTTGCCAACTACCGTAAGCATGGCAAGCACTGCGCTCAACATGTCAGGTACGTCGATGAAAAGGACTTCATCTGGATCGGAGACAGTAAGCATGTCGAGCTGTTTGGCCAGCATCTGTTCCAATCTGGAGGCAAGCGGCTGGTCATCACCGAGGGTGAGATCGATTGTCTTACCATTAGTCAAGCCTTCAACAACAAATGGCCGGTGGTCTCCATACCATCTGGCATCAAGTCGGCAAAGAAGGCCCTGAAGGACAACCTGGAGTGGGTCGAATCCTATCATGAGATCGTCCTGGCCTTCGATGATGATGCTGCCGGACGTTCTGCCATCGAGGAGTGCGCCAACCTGTTCAGTGTAGGCAAGGTCAAGGTCATGCAGTACAACGGCTACAAGGATGCCAACGAGATGCTGCTCAACGGCAAGGGAGACCAGATCGCCATCTGCGTCTTCAATGCCGAGGTCTTCCGACCTGATGGCATCATCAGTGGTGCTGACCTGTGGGAGGAGATTGTCAAGGAGCCTGTTGAGGGACTTGATATCCCCTTCCCTATCCTGATGTCTAAGCTGCGTGGTCTTCGACCCGGGCGCATCCACTTGTTCACTGCTGGTAGTGGCATCGGTAAATCCACCTTCGTCCATGAGATCGGATGGCACCTATTCAAGCACCACGGGCAGAGCCTCGGTATCATGGCATTGGAGGAAAGCAAGAAACTGACCGCTGAGAGATACCTATCGAAGCACCTGGGCAGACAGATCCACATCAACCGTGAAGGCGTAACAGAGGAACAGCTTCGGGAAGCATTCGACGCCACCATAAACTGCGACCGCTTCTGGCTTTATGACCATTGGGGTAGCACCGAGATCGACAACCTGTTGAGCAAGGTGCGCTACATGGTGGTTGGTCTTGGTGTCAGATGGATTATCCTTGACCACATTTCCATCGTTGTCAGTGGTCTTGATGAGATCGCAGAATCGGAACGCAAAACAATAGACAAACTGATGACCAGACTGCGTACCTTGGTGAATGAAACTGGTGTTGGCATCTTGGCCGTCGTACATCTCAAGAGGAAGGAAGGCAATGGTAAGTCGTTCAATGAAGGTCGGCAAGTATCGATTACGGATCTGCGTGGGTCGGCTTCCCTGGAGCAATTATCCGACTGTATTTATTCGCTTGAGCGGAACCAGCAGGATGAGTCTACGAAAAATTATTCTCAACTACGTCTTCTTAAAGACAGAGATATTGGTGATACGGGACTGTGCGACATAGTCTACTACGATCCTGAGACAGGTAGAATGAGAGCTGTTGCCGAGATCTCTGAACAATCAGGTGACAGCATGTTTCCACCCAACGATGACTTCTAACGAGGAGAATCAGAATGGGTAAGATAATGATATCGGCATTCGCTTGTGTTCTCTTTGGATTCTTTTTTGGTATTAGTTTACTTTTGGTAATGCGTCTTCTCAACTTCTAAAAGGAGGTTTGGTATCCTCATATTCGACATCGAGACCGATGGTCTGCTTGATGTCCTAACCAAGATTCATTGCATTTCAATCTTCGACTGTAAATCCCTCAAGTATTATCGATTCGATCCTGTGTCCCTACCAATCGAAGTAGGCATCAAGATGCTACAGGATGCCGACATCATCTGTGGGCATAACATCATCAATTTCGATATCCCTGCCATCCAGAAGCTATTCCCAGGATTTAAGAAGACGTGGGACCAAGTTCTCGACACCTTGGTTTGGGCAAGGGTGACGTGGCCAAACATCAAGGATGGCGACTTCGCAAGGGTGCAACGAGGCCGACTTCCAGGGAATCTCATAGGATCGCATTCACTTGAGGCTTACGGTTTCCGGTTGGGAGTCAATAAGGACATCTTCGGCAAAACAACAGATTGGCAAAGGTGGTCACCCAAGATGTCCGATTATTGTGAACAGGACGTTAGGGTGAACGTGGCTCTATTTGAGAAACTCAAGGACCAGAAAACCTCCTCGGAATGTTTACGCCTGGAACACCAGACCGCCTGGATTATCTCAAGACAAGAACGACACGGTGTTCCCTTCGACTACAACAAGGCCACTCAACTTTACTGTGAGCTGCTGGCCAAACGGGAAGACCTTCTCACCAAGATTCAAGAGTCCTTTCCTCCCTTCTACAAGCAGAAGGGCAAGTTGTTCACACCAAAACGAGACCTCAAGAAGCGTGGTGACGAGTGGGTCGGCTACGTTGCCGGTGCCGAGATGCAGAAGGTCGAGCTGGTGGACTTCAATCCTGGCTCAAGTGACCACATCTCCAGGTGGCTGATTCGCAAATACCACTGGCATCCAACCGAGTTCACCGAAAAGGAGGCCCCCTCAGCAGAGCTTTGCTACTACATGGAAGCTGCCGGTATCGATGTCAAAACTACACCGAAGGTCAACGATGAGATACTCAAGGCTCTACCTTACGAGGAAGCACCTCTGCTGGCTGAGTTCCAGATGATTCAGAAACGCCTTGGTCAGCTGGCTGAGGGCAAACATGCATGGCTCAAGCATTACAATGAGAAGACAGGACGAATCTACGGTGCCGTCAACACTAACGGCGCTGTCACTGGTCGGATGACCCACTTTAATCCCAACCTTGCTCAAGTCCCTGCTTCCTACAGTCCGTATGGACTGGAGATGCGGTCCCTGTTCCATGTCCTTCCTGGCCGCCGGATGGTTGGTGTCGATGCTGACGGTCTGGAGGCCCGATGCCTCGCCCACTTCATGGCAAAGTATGACGATGGGGCTTACATCAAGGTCATCCTGGAAGGAAAGAAGTCGGAAGGCACTGATGTTCACTCGCTCAACGCCAAGGCTCTTGGATGCTCAAGGGACACTGCGAAGGTATTTTTCTACGCATTCCTATATGGCGGTGGTGACCTCAAGCTTGGTTCGATTTTGATTATCGATCCTGCCTATGCGGATGTTCACCCGTCGAAGGCTGGAGACCTTGGCAAGAAGATGAAAGCCAAGTTCCTCAAGGCATTTCCGGCCCTGGAGGCCCTGACCAAGGCAGTCCAAGCTGCGGTGAAGACCAGAGGATGGTTGCGTGGTCTCGATGGCAGGAAGCTGCCTTCCCGTTCTCCACACTCAGCTTTGAACCTGTTGCTTCAATCTGCTGGTGCGCTCGTCATGAAGAAGGCTCTGTGTCTTGCTGATGAACGTATGACCGAGGCCGAGCTGGACTACGAGTTCCTGCTCAACGTCCATGACGAGTTTCAGATGGATGTTGCTGAAGAACATGCAGAACAAGTGGCAGCTATTTGTGAACAGTCGATTGCAGATGCTGGCGAATATTTCAACTTCCGTTGTCCGCTAAGTGGATCTGCCGACATCGGATTCAATTGGGCCGAGACCCATTAATAGGGAATCAATGAATGGATTATCACGGCATTGCTGAAATCATTAAAGCCCTCTCTTTGTGCATCCTGTTCGGTGGCCTTTGGTTCGTAGTCTGGACCTATACGACATTGGAGGAGAAACTTACGAGGGATGCATTTGAATGGGAGAAGGAGAACTTTCCACATGACGGTATATCGGAACAACCAGAAGAGGAGGAAGATTAAACACATGCAATCTAAACGACTTCTCCTTGGTATTGCAGGACAGGCCCGAAGCGGTAAGGACACCATCGCAACATACCTGAAAACCTACTTCGGATTCTACCATTACGCCTTCGCTGGACCTGTTAAACATTTCGTCAATGATATGTTCGATTGGGACAACCGACATTCCAGTGGAGTCCTGAAAGAGGAGGTCGATCCGTATTGGGGATTCTCCCCTCGTCAGGCATACCAAGTCTTTGGTACTGAATTCGGTAGAGCGTTGAATCCAAACATCTGGATTATGATGATGCAACGTCGGATTCAAAAGAAGAAACCCCGCAAGGTTGTCATTAGTGATGTCCGCTTTCCGAACGAGGCGTTATTCATCCGCAACAACGGAATCCTTCTGCATGTGTTCCGAGAGAACAAAGAAAAGGTCATCGAACATTCCTCTGAAATTCCCATCAAAACACAACCTGGGGATTTGGCTGTATCTAATAACGGGACCATCGAAGAACTCTATGAGAACGTCGAGCGTGTACTTAAACCTTACATTATGGAGGTAGGTGAACCATGGCAAAAGAACAACGGATGATTGTGTTGTTTCTTCGGGCTATCTTCAAGCAATACATCGAGAAGAACCACATGAACTACACCAAAGCCAAGCACTATTTCATCGACCATTTCCCGATTGTGCTGGATGTCAACGCAATCGCTAAGTGGGAATATGATTACATCTTCCGGC